GTTGGTATCGTAAATAAAAAATATGCAACCAAACCTGATTTCGTAGTAGGCGATACTGCTGTGGGTGTGATGGAAAATAAAGTAAACGAAGCCAACAAAGGTGATTTTGAAATAGGTGATTTTGTTCATTTTAAATCTGCAAATAAAACCGGAATGGTAAAAAAAATTAGTGGTGATACGGTTACGATTATGACCATGAAGGGTGAATTTAATGGTAATCTTAAAGATGTAAAAGTTCTTTACCAAGACGAAGTAATTCCATCAGTAAACGAAGATTTTAAATCAGTTGTTGGTAAAACTGTATTTTCTGATGGTAAAGGTAAACTTCACTTTGGATACTATAAAGAAGATGATTCAGCTTATTTTGTAGATTACAAAACTTGGGCAAAGTTAGGTATGAAAGATGTATCTAAAGGTGATACTAACAAAGACAAAGTAGTAAGTGCTATTCTTAAAAATCAAAAACAATTCAACAAAAAAGTTGAGTATAATATGTGGGCTAAAAAGACTAACCCATCATTTGAAGAAAAAATGGATTGGTTCATTAAAAATGGTTGGATATCAAATATCAACAAGGGTGGTATTAAAGAATCCGTAAACGAAGCAGTGCCAAGCCAAACAAAATGGGCAGTAGCAATTGCTTCATTAACTGCAACAAGACCTGAAGGAGTTCAAAAGTTTATTGATGATAATAATTTAGATTCTACAAAACTATACTCATATCTAAAAAAAGGTAAACTTTCAGATAAAATGGATTTTGTAACTGCAATGGTTGGGAATCCTGGTAACAAAATCCAAAAAATGATTATTTCCAAGTTTGGAATGAAAGAATCAGTAAACGAAGGTGTTAAAATTTCATTATTTGACCCTAACAAAAATAAAATTTTAAAAACATTATCGGTTGACAGAAATTACAGAGAAGCTGAAAAAGAAGTTGAAACTCTAAATAAAAGATTATCAGCATCAGAAAAGAATAAAGGATACTATTGGAAAGTGACCACAATCGGAGAATCAGTAAACGAAGCTCTACTTCCAGCCGATACGAAAGTAGTTAAGGCATTTTTTGATAAAAAACCTTTAGAAGGTAGAAACTTAAATACGGATGGTAAGGTATTAAAAACTGCCGGAATTGGTTCACAAGAAATGTATACCCATACTCCAAATGGAGTTAAGATGGTAGGTAAAATTACTGGCAAATATGCACAAAGTTTAGTTCAGTTTGTAAATAAAAATTACAAAAGTGATTTAGTTGAATCAGTAAACGAAAATACTAATCGTGCAAATATATTAGGTATAGATTTTGATATAAGTGAGACAAATGGAAAAATATTGTTTTCTTTTAAGGATAAAAAGGCAGCAAGTATTGCAGTTAGAAAAATAGGAACTAACAAAATAGTAAATCATATACAAAAAAGTTTGGATACTGCATACGGTAAGGGTGAGTTTTTCTTTAGAGGTGGAAGCCATGCTGAATTTCAAAATGGATACTTATTCCAAAGAACTATCGGTAATATAAACCTTAATAAACTCAAATTTGAATCAGTAAACGAAGCTTCATTGAGTGATATTGATATTATTGCACAAGAAGCAAAAGATTTTAAAGATTTTGTAATTCAATTTTATAAAGAATACAAAGATTTTCCAAAAACTAAAGAATCAATGAAGTGGTTAGCTGGTGTCTATAAAAATAGAAGTAAGATGGAAGGTTTGAAATAAAATGAAAACTAACAATCTTAAAAAATTAATCAAAGAAGAATACCATAAAGTAAAGAATTTTATGGAAACTCAATATGGATTTACTCCTGAATTAGGTAAGGTGTATGGTAACCCATATGTTAACTCATTTAAAAATGAAGCGAGTGATAGTGAAGAAAAAGAATTTCATACTAAACTTGATAAATTAGTTCACAAAACATTTGGTAAAAGTCCTGAAGAGAAAAAAAACGAAGGTGGTGAATCTGACTCTGACATGGCAGTAGACCAATTGGAAATATCAATTAAAAAAGCACAAGAATTAATTACAAAACTTCGTGGTAAGGGTAATTTAGAACCTTGGGTTCAATCACTAATTACAAAAGCAGAAGATTACATCTCAACAGTATCGGATTATAGTGAAGTTAACGAGTATGATGTAGAAAATTACCAAGACCTAAGAGAATTTGCTCAATTTATGGCTGAATATAAAAGTCAAATCAATGAAGCAGAATACCAAGGTAGAAAAGTAAAACTTGGTAAGATTATGCAAGGTGATGTTAAAAAATTCAAAGTATATGTTAGAAATGACAAAGGTAATGTTGTTAAGGTAAACTTTGGTCAAGGTGGTGATGCTAAAGGTGGAACGATGCGAATTCGTAAAAATAATCCTAAAGCAAGAGCATCATTTAGAGCTAGACACAATTGTGATAATCCTGGTCCAAGGTGGAAAGCAAGATATTGGTCTTGTAGAAAGTGGTAAATAAAATTATAAAAAAAATAAGTTATGAAATTGTATCATACATACATTATTGGAGAAACGCCTCCAAGTGAACTTGAATTATTAGTTCAATTAATTTCTGTATTAAATCACAAATATAGAAATCCAAAAATTCCAATTACATTTGCCACCAATAACGAAAGTCTTTCTTTTTATAAAAAAATAGGAATTTTAAAATTTTATGATGATGTCATTACTGATGTTTTTGATGATTATCCAAGTGATATGATATCTAAAAACTTTTGGGCAAGTCCTAAATTATGGTTAATGAAAAAAATAAATACCCCATTTACCATAATTGATACCGATTTAGTTTTACATACACCCATATCTGAATTTTCAAATAATTCTATATCATATTTACATAAAGAATTTCAAGCTGGATATTTAAGACCACACGAAGTTACTTTACCACCAAATTGGGATTGGGGTAATTTAAAAATATATTTCAAATCAGCATTACCTATAAATGTCTCTGTTATATCATTTAATGATATGCAGTTTAAAAATTATTATGCAGATACATATTTTGATTTTGTTTTAAATAATAGTGGTGATTATACATTTGAAGATTCGACATACATAGCAAATAGCGGAATGCAGACATTTGCAGAACAATACCTTTTATCAGCTTTAATTTTAAAATATAAAGAAGAAATGAATCCAAATTTTATTTCTAATTGTATATCCAAATCCGTATTTAGTTTTAGTAAATTCTATAATTACAAAAACCTCGACTCTGAATTAGACACAAATCTTGACGAATATGTTTATCATCTTTGGGGTGCAAAAAATTATGTAAATGAAGTTGATAATCACTTTTATAAAGATGCATATCACCAAATAACTGAAAACGGAAAATCATTATTACAATCGTTTGGAATGTGGGACTCATCCAAACTTATATTTAATACATTAAAATCTAAACTAAAAGTTCCAAACTATAATAATTAATTTTATTTACATACTTATAGTTAAATACTCTGTTTAATACAAAAGAAAAAATTATGAAAAATTGGTTAAAGAAAACTTGGAACTGGCTACTTGGTAAAACTACAGTAGATGAAAAAGTTGTCGAAGTAATTAAAGAAGTAAAAAAAGACATTGAAGTTATCAAGGTTCGCACTAAGAAATTTACTGAAGATGTTAAAGATGTAGTAACGGATACTTCTAAAAAAAATACATCCAAATCTACCACTAAAAAAAATACATCAAACTCATCTACAAGTGGTAGTGCTTCTGCTGGAAATTTAACTCCAAAGCCAAATACAAAAAAGCGTTATTACAAAAAGCCAACGGTTAAGAAATAAATGAAAAAACTAAATACATCTCAATGGATTATTGTATGTTTGATAGGTGTTCTTATTTATCAACAATTTTTTAAAACCGATGGTTATAAAAAACAATATGAAAAGATGTTGAAAGAAAAAGAAGATTCATATAAAGTAGAAATCGAAAGATTAAACGAAGTTAATGATTCTTTATTTACTTTTAATAGTGAACTCATTAAAGACATTGATGTTATTGATGATAAGATTGATGAAAAAAATAAACAATTAGCTAATTTGAGAATAAAATATGCAGAACAAGTTAATAAGCTTGATGATATGTCTGATGATGAGCTCGCCACTACATTCGCAAACACTTTTAAGTGATTCGATTGTAGTTCCAACTCGGGCAGTTAAAAACGCTCTCATCGTAAAACAACAACATGATACCTGCCATGTTGTTCTTACTATTACACAAGAAAAAATTGTGTTGTTGGAAGATAAGTCCGACAAACAAAACCAATTGATTTTAAATTTAAATAAAATCATTACAAACAAAGACGCTGTAATTGTTGAAAAAGATAAAATAATTACAATAAAAGAAGAACAAATCGAAATTCTTAAAAAACAAAAACGTTCAAAGTTTTGGAACGGTGTGGGTCTTGGTAGTTCAGTTGGTATCGCTGTAGCGGTTATCTTATTAGCACTATAAATGAAAATATATGAGTCAAAAATCACTCAAAGACCTAATTAGGGAAGAATATATTAAATGCGCTAAAGATCCTGTATATTTTTTTAAAAAGTATTGTTACATTCAACACCCATCACGAGGAAAAATTCTTTTTAATCTTTACGATTTTCAAGAAAATTTAATGCATGATGTTGAAAAAAATCGTTTCAATGTAATATTAAAATCAAGACAATTAGGTATCTCAACTCTTTCAGCCGGGTATTCACTCTGGCTAATGTTGTTTCATGAAGACAAGAACGTATTGGTAATCGCAACTAAACAAGAAGTAGCTAAAAATCTTGTAACGAAAGTTCGATTCATGCACCAAAACTTACCATCATGGTTAAAGGGGCAAACTGAAGAAGACAATAAACTATCACTTCGGTTAAAGAACGGGTCTCAAATTAAAGCAACTTCAGCTGCAGGCGATGCTGGTCGTTCTGAAGCCTTATCTATGTTAATTATTGACGAAGCTGCATTCATTGATAACATTGAAGATATTTGGACATCTGCTCAATCGACTCTTTCAACAGGTGGTGGTGCTATTGTTCTTTCTACTCCGAATGGCGTAGGTAATTGGTTTCATAAGGTATGGGTTCAGGCAATGAGTGGGGAACAATGGAACCCCATTAAACTTCATTGGACTGTTCACCCCGATAGAAATAAAAAATGGCGAGAAGAACAAACAAAATTACTTGGCGAAAAGGGAGCAGCTCAAGAATGTGATTGTGACTTTATTAGTTCAGGTTATACGGTAGTTGAAGGTCCTACTTTAGAATGGTATGAACAAACTTATGTAAAAGACCCATTAGAAAAAAGAGGGTTTGATGGTAACTATTGGTTATGGGATTATCCAAATTATTCTCGTGATTATGTTGTTGTAGCGGATGTATCTCGTGGAGATTCTAGTGACTATTCCGCATTTCATGTTATTGATATTGAATCGGTAGAGCAAGTTGCAGAATATAAAGGTAAGATTGAAACCAAACAGTTTGGTGCAATGCTTACATCAATTGCTGCTGAATGGAATAATGCAATGTTGGTGATTGAAAACGCAAATATTGGATGGGCTGTAATTCAAGAAGTAATTGACAGAAACTATCAAAATTTATATTACTCTTATAGAGAAGTTGGATACATTGATGATGATATTCATCTTCGTAAAGGTTGGGATTTAAAACGAAAAGAAGATATGGTTCCTGGCTTTTCAATGACATCAAGAACACGACCTCTTGTTGTTTCTAAACTTGATACCTACATGAGAGAACGAACTCCAATTATACACTCAAAACGATTAATTGAAGAGTTATTTGTATTTATCTGGAATGGGTCACGAGCTGAAGCTCAACGAGGATATAATGATGATTTGGTAATGTCATTTTCTACTGGTCTTTGGGTTCGTGATACTGCATTAAAATTAAGACAACAAGGTATTGATTTAAGCAGAACCGCATTAAATCATATCACAAAAACAAGTGGTGGTGTGTATAATTCAAATATGGGTAATAGAAACCCATGGTTACAAAAAGACAGCCATGGTCAAGACATGGATTTGACTTGGTTACTTTAATTTGGTATTTAACTTTATTTTTTGTATATTTATACTTTGTAAAAGGACACATTTTCATTTAGAAAAAAAATATGGCAGATACATCATTATTTGGAAGGCTTAGAAAACTATTCGCTACCCAAGTCGTTGTAAGACGAATTGGTAAGGGTAGGACACAAGCCATAGATACGCAGAGACTACAATCATCTGGTAATATTCGTGGCACATCATATTACGATAGATATGGTCGTATGCACACATCTCGTAGAAATTGGGAAACTTATAATAACCAATTCAATTACCACTCAAACAAATTAGAATTATATACGGATTATGAGGCGATGGATAAAGATTCTATTATCGCATCTATTTTAGATATTTATTCGGATGAGTGCACTTTGAAAAACGACATGGGTGATGTAATTCGTATTAAATCTTCCGATGAAAACATTAAAAAAATTCTTCACAACTTATTTTACGATGTATTAAACATTGAATTCAACCTTTGGTCTTGGATTCGTGGTATGAACAAGTATGGTGATTATTATTTACATCTTGACATTGAAGAAGGAATTGGTATTGTAAATGTGTCACCATTATCAGCATACGAAATTGAACGAGAAGAGGGTTTTAATGAAGAAAATCCATATGAAGTTCGGTTTAAGTTATCATCCATGTCAAGTCCTTATTCAGCTAATACAAAAAGCTCTGGACATTACTTTGAATTCTATCAGATTGCGCATTTTCGTTTAATGGCTGATACGAATTTCCTACCATATGGTCGTTCTTTGTTAGAAGGTGCTAGAAAAACTTGGAAACAATTAACTCTTATGGAAGATGCTATGATGATTCATCGAATCATGAGAGCGCCTGAAAAACGAGTATTTAAAATTGATGTAGGTAATATCCCACCATCCGAGGTTGATAATCATATGCGAGCCATCATTGACCAAATGAAAAAGATTCCATATCTTGACCAAAATACAGGCGATTACAATCTTAAATTTAACTTGATGAATATGCTGGAGGATTACTACCTACCAGTTCGTGGTGGTCAAAGTGGAACTGAAATTGATTCTTTAAGTGGTATGGAATTTGGTGGTATTGATGATATTGAATACCTAAAAAATAGAATGATGGCTGCTTTAAAGGTTCCTAAAGCATTTATCGGATATGAAGAGGGTGTGGAAGGTAAGGCAACACTTGCTCAACAAGACATCAGATTTGCAAGAACTGTTGAAAGAGTGCAAAGGATTGTTTTATCAGAACTTACAAAAATTGCAATTGTTCATCTTTACTCACAAGGATATGAAAATGAAGACCTTGTTAATTTTGAGTTAGAACTTACAAATCCATCTATTATCTACGAACAAGAGAAAGCCGCCTTGTGGTCGGAAAAAGTTACTTTAGTTCGTGATATGAAAGACCTTAAAATGATATCTCAAGAATGGATGTATAAAAACATTTTTAATATGTCAGATGATGAATGGAAGATAGAACAAGGTAAAGTTATTAACGACCTTAAACTTACGTTTAGACAAGAGCAAATTACCAATGAGGGTAATGATCCTGTTAAGACAGGAGAATCGTTTGGAACACCACATGACCTTGCTGCTCTTAATCTCCAAGATGAACAGGAGGGTGGGTCTGAAGAAGGGGGTCAGCCTGGCGCTGGTCGGCCTACTGAAGGTGGAACATTTGGAACTGATGAAAATAATTTTGGTAGAGACCCGTTGGGTGCAAAAACTGATATTGGTAGGGATTCTACTTTTCATAAATTTAAAAATTCAGCATTTGCTACCGAATCTAGCAATGCTTTAAAAGTATCTTTAAGAAACAAAAAACTTAAATCATCTTCAATTATACTTGAATCGTTGAAAGACGATAATTTCAAACAAGAAGTTGGTATGATGGATGAGTCAAAGTTATTGGATGATGTAATTTAACTATATTTATAAAGTAGAACAATAATTAGAAAGTTTGGAATGAATAAACTTAAACACAGCAAGTTTAAAAATACAGGTATTTTATTTGAATTACTTGTAAGACAAATTGCATCGGATACTTTGGCCGGAAAGGATTCTCTCGCGTTAGAAGTTATTAAAAAACACTTTAAAAGAGGAACTGAGCTTTCTAAAGAGTTAAAAATGTATCAAGCTTTAACAAAAGAAAATTTTGATACGCAATATAAAGCTCAAGAATTTGTAAATATTATTCTTCACGAAAGAACAAATTTAAATGATGGAATCCTCCGTAGACAAAAGTATAATTTAATTAAATCAATTAAAGAGTCGTTTGTCATGGAAGATTTTTTTAAATATCGCGTATCAAATTATCGCGAAATGGCATCCGTTTATAAAATGTTTGAACATACTCAATCAGTATCACCTAAAGAATATGTTGAATGCAAAAATGTGATTTTGGAAATTATCACTAAAAATGATGTTGAAATTGTAACTGAAACTTCTGATAAAGAATACTTATCACAACCTAAAGAAGTGCGTATGCTAGCA